AGCTTGACTTGTAGCTCTTTTTGCATACTTCCCGCGGCTTCGTCCGAAAAAGCCATCTTCATATTGGTTTTAAAGGCATCCATATTCGTAATCAAACCCGCGATTTCGTCGCTAAAATTTCCGCCCATCAAGTCATAAAGCAGTCCCGCCTGAAGCTCTTTAGGCGCGGCGGCGATACGATCTAAAAATAGCGTCACGGCTCCCGCGGCGTCTTTACCGATAGCCGTTTTTAAATACCCCGCGTCGAGACCTATGGTAGCTAGCGCTTCGTGAAATTTCTTGCCCTGATGATCCACGTTGGCCAGTCTGGTATAAAGAGAATTTAGCGACGTACCTACGACCGACGGGGCCTTGCCGGTACTTAGCATGCTTGCCGCGATCGCACTGGCGGCTTTTTCGTTTAGGCCTAGCAGATTTGCGTTACCCGCCGTTAGAGAGGTGGCGGTAAGTATATCGGCCGCTCCGGCGTTGGTAACTTTGTTGTCAAGCAAATTTACGACGTCGAAAAACTCTTTTAGACCGTCTACCTTATCTAGCTTAAAACCCACTTTCATATTGTTTGCGGCCGTAGCCACTTCGTCGGCACTCATCTCAAACGCCGTAGAACCGGTAGCTAGCAAGCGCGTATATTTCACTAGCTCTTCGCCTGCTAAATTAATTTTTCCTCCGCCCGCGGCGATACTTGATAAATTTGAAAAACTTTCTCCCAGCTCGTTTGATAGCGTCTTCATCTCGTGCTTGAGTTTTAGTAGGTTCTCTTCGCTATCGTCTACGTATTTTTTGACGTTCGCAAAAGCGGCCTCGTCGTCAATGGCAAGTTTTACTGGTAACGCGAAGCCAGCCGCGCCGGCTAGCCTTGACTGCCAATTACTAAGCTCGCCGCCGATTTTTGAGATATTAGAGTCGATACCAAGCTTCAAATCTTTTATTTTAGATATTTTTTCGTTTAGTTCGGTAACGTTTCTGCCTGCTTTTTCAAGGCTTGAAGATAAGGCATTGAGTTTTGAGACATTGCCGCTAAGCGCGCTAAACCCCGCCGTTTTAAGGCCGATAAAAATACCTATTTGAGTACTATCCATTTTTTGCCCTTTTTCTTGACTTTTAAATTTTCGCGAGCTACAATAAAAACATGAAGACAAACATCGGCTCTCAAAAAACAGACTTCGTAGAACTAGGCGTAAACCTAGGGATTATCGTCGGAGCCTCTTTGTGGGCGTTTTTCGATATAAATCCTTTCGGCGTCATGATCGCTTGCGCTCTAGCCGGCGGCGCGATAGACGGCATAAGAAGCTAATAAGCGCTCTTTGCCTTTAAAAACTCCATCGCTATTTTTAAAAAATCCTCGTATTCGTCTACGTAAAACTCCATAATTTCATCAAACGAAAAATGAAGCGCGTGTCCTATTATCGCCACGCCCTCGCGAGTGTGGCCTACGCTAAAAAACCCGCTACCGCGCTAAGAATAAGCGAGCAGTCTTTGGCTTCTAGCTCCTCAAGCTCCGCTTCGCTCATACAAGTAAGGTTGCTAGCTAGCCTAAAAGTCAAATCAGCCTCGTTGCTTCTGCCTGCGCTCATAGCAAAGCGAAGATCTTTGCCTTTTGGATGCCTGATTTTAACTTCGTTGCCGTCTGATAACGTAACGACGGTGTATTTGATGCCGTCTTGCTCGATGATTTCGTTTTTCTTGCTCATTTTTATTCCTTTGACTTAAAATTTAAGGGCCTTTTAAAGCCGTTTAATCTATCGGCGCAGCTCTCGTCGCCGATAGAAAATATTTATTATTCGCCTAAATTTGAACGCACTTGAGATAAATAATCTACCCCGCCTATAAGGCATATCATGTTTTCGACGTCTAGTAACGCTACCGGGACTTTGCCTATATTTATATCTAAAAAATGAACGGCTAGCTTGACGCTAACTTCCATCTCTTTTCCGCTTTCAAAGCTTCCCGGGTCTATCTCGGTAATATCGCCCGTCACGGCCATAGAAAAAGGCTCGGGAGCGCCTTTGCCGGATTGAAAGATGCTAGCCTTGAATAAAAAAGGGATTCTATTATTCCAAGTGTTGAGCCCGTATCCCAAATAGGTATTTTTATCGAGTACGCTTAGCTTAAACTCCATTTCTACCGGCTTTATGGTTCCGCTTGCGAAATTGCCGCCGAGCGCGCCTTTGGCTTCGATCGTCTCTTGTTCTATCTTTGGGATAGTTAGAGATTTAACGACGCCTAAATATCCTTGACCGTTGATAAAAACGCTTGCTTCCTGAATAACCTGAGGTATCTGTCTTTTTTCCATAACTTTTTTTCGTAAAGTAAGCCTGCTCGTCTTGCTTCGCCTAGCTTCGTTAATCTTAAAATTTTTAATGCTCACATACTATATGTATGCTCCGCTTAAAATTTTAAGACTGCCTCGCCATGCTGCGCAATACTTCGCGATTGCCGTTTATGTTCGGTCGCCTACTTTTACTACTTCTCCTTTTCTTTGAATTTATTTGTTTAAATCGTTCATAAGTGTTTCGCCGTATTTATCGACGTAGATAAAATCAAGCGTTAGCTGTTTTACGACGGGATTATTTTGCATGCGGACGTCTAGGTAAAATTTGCCGTCCGTGATATTTGCTAGCGTATTTTTCTCGCTCCAAGACAGCTCGTATCCGAGCAATACCTTTGCTCCTACAAGCCCTCTAAGCAGCTCGCTAACGCTTCTTTTGGCGTGATAGAGTTGATCTGCTTTTTTGTCTATCGCAAACAGTACGCCTTTTTGGCAAGCCTGCGAAATACGGTCAAATACCCTTACTCTTGCAAGGTCCTTCCATATAGTATCTTGATCGCTAGTCTCTCCGCCCCAAGCCCTAAAGCCACTCTCTCTAATGATGGTAGAAATTTTTGCTGCCCTTAGCTCATCGGCCGTGCACGTCTCACCTAACTCAAAATCTACATCTATTTCCGTGCCCGAGACTCCTATCATAACCCTATTTGAATAGCTATCTGAGTATCCAAACTCGCTTGCACCATCTGTGTGGGCTATCATGCCGGCTATTCTTGCACTTTGCCCCTCATAGACATAAGCGTTCGTTTCATCATCCCAAACCTTGACGTTAGGATACGCCGCAACGAGCCTTCTAGTGCCGAAGTCTCCCATCTTTACTATCGCCGCAGCCGCATCCTGGGCCTTTAGATCTACGATGCCGGTTGCTTTTAGTCTGGTTGCCATCTTTTCTATCTCGCCCTTAATCGCATCTTCGTGGCTATATTCGGGCGCTACGATTAGATTAGGGTTATATCCGAAGCGAGATTTAGCTTTAGCAAGCTCTGTAACGGCACTTTTGCACTCTGTGATCTCATCGTTTGTGTCCTCATCGTCGTCTTTGGTGAATACGCTTAAAATAATCTGCGTATTAACCGCCTGATCTTCGATGCCCTTTAATGCCCTATAAATCGAGCCTTTTTTAAAAGCTTGGCTCGCATCCTTTTTAGCTTTGTATTTTGCTTCAAGAGCTTCAAGTGCCTTTGCTGTTGTCATATAAAAATGTAGGCCATTTTCTAACACCTCTTCATACCCTGCTATACCAATAGGCGTAGTACTTTCTACTGCTATTGGTCTAGCTGCCTCAGCTGAGACGGTTACATTTACTCCGAACTTAGCACTCATAGTTTTCCTCCTTTTGTTAAAAATCTCATTTTTTACTCCTTATTTTTATTTTCCATATTTAATTAAATGCCAAACCCTGCAAGCGCAATAAAAACAGTAAATTTTATATTTAGCTACGCCTAACTTAGCCATTATATGCTTTAGCACTTCGTCGGCTAAATCGTAAAGCTTCAGCTCGCATAAATAGTCGTGGGCTACTACCGCACTAAGGTATTCGGGAGAATTAGGCGGAAAGATGCTCCAAAAGATACGCGGCACGTTAGCCCCATTTGTCTTATATCCTTTCGGGACTTCTACCGTTATTTCTTCTGCCGATCCGCTTTTAAAGATCGGCATAGTTACGCTATAAGGCTCTACTAGCTCGAATCTATCTTTTGAATAAGGCTTTAGTATTACTCTTTTTATCTGTGATGACAGGCTTTGCCCACCAGTCTCTAAAAACTTGTCTGGATTTGCGGACTGCGGTTTTAGGTTCTCGTTCATTTGTCATTTACCTCTTTATCTAGGTCTATTTCTATAGTTTGGCTAAAGCTTATAGCTTCTAGCTCCTCTTTGCTTTTAGCTTTGCTTATAGCCGTTTCGTATTTCCATTTTAAAGAGTGAAGCGTTATGCCGCCTAGCTCTACGGCTTTTTCTATTTTTTCTAGGTCTTTTAGGCTTACTTCCTTAAAGCTATTGTCAAACATCCTAAATAGCTTTTGTGGTAAAGCTTCGAAGTTGTTTTTCATAGCCCTAACGTTTAGCAGGTATTTATAACCTCCATCTATTACTCCGAAGCCCTTTAAGTCTATTCGAGATTTCTCCGCCATCAGGCTAGCCCAGTTTCCCAGTTCGTTTAGCTTAGCCAAGCGTAGATATTCGAGGGTCGTTTCTTTAGGCTTATTTAGTTCTTCTAGCTCTTTTTTAGTGAGCGGAGTTAGCCCTAGCTCTTTTATTTTTTGAGTTAAAAACTCTTTACTTACATTCTCTTCATATGCGTAAATTTCACTATTTTTATCTTTGTAGTATTTCATCATCTCTCCTTATCTTAGTTCTGCCCATAGTTTATATCTTGAATTAAAAATGTCGCTAAGACTTCGCCTAGAACTTCCACCATTGCCATAGTATGCTTCGGCTCTATATGTTGCTTTTGGTGGCACTATGAAGCTTATGGATGTTTCAGCCATAGAGTCTAGCTCTTGTGTATATATCTTTACGCCATTAACAAAGATAAACAAATCCCCCTCCATATTTGGCTCTCCTGAGATCATTACCATTATGGGTTTATCTGTTGAGTTTGTGTATGTGATGTTTGTATCTCTTGAGGATGTCACATCACTCCAAGATTGAGCTACGCCAAGAGCTGGTGGTGTATGGCTTTGCACGAAATCAACCAGTGCCTTTTCGGTTACTGCTGCGTCCTCTACTTTGGCGGTTACGCTGTTTTTAAGTTTTGTGAGACCTGCTTTTTCTTCAGTGGCAAGTGGTGGTAGTTCGGTTTTTAGGGCGAAGCTTTCATCAGCCACTGTTTTTTCGAGAAATTTATCATCGCTCTCAGGTTTGGTGTATGCATCGATCTTGTCGGTCTTTTTAAGATACATGGCCTCGGCGATAACGCTATCTAGTTTAGGTGCGATTAACGCGGCGGTTTGGGTTTTTGAATAGCTGTCGCTTATATCGCGCTTTAAAGCTAGCTGTGTGTTAGAGTTCGATTTTAGCGTCTCTATTTCGCCTTTTAGATAGCTCGTGCGGTTTGCCAGCTGAATAGCTTGCTTGTTGCTTATGCCGTCTACTCCGCCGACTACCGGATCGGTCGTTTCTAACTGATAAATTCCGCTCTCCCAAGCGGCGTTTTCTTTTAAATTTGCCATTTTAATACACTCCGTAATTGTAAGTTATATCGTAGTTTGCCGCACCGTCGTATCTTAGCGCGGTCGTTCTAGCCTCTACGGCTACTAATACGCACCTAGCGGGCGCGGCGCTTATGGCGGCCTCTTTTAGTTTTTGCGCTTTTGCGCGGTCGGTTAGCCCACTGGTAATTATGCTATACTCGGCCCAGTGGTTGTTGCTTCCGTAAAAGCGCGATCCGTCGAATTTAAAGGCGCCGTTATATTTCTGGCTTAAATTTCCTTCGATTATAAGCGCATCTTTATCGTAGGCGCTCACAGCTTTTTTCACGGCGTAAAAAGTGCCACTATAAAAATGTATCTCGAAGGCATTTTTTATAAGCTCTCTTATAACCTCTTCGCCGAGCCCCTCTATATTCACGTCGTAGCTTTGAGCCAGTATAGGCAAAAGAGAAACCGGGCAAGAGTCGGCCAGGACGTTTATCGCTCCCAAATCTAGATTATCAAGCCTTACTCCGAATAGCTCGTCAAATTTCTTGTCGAATTTGCTTTTGTGATTCGGCAGTAAGTTCATAGTTCGGCCTTTTTGTAGCTTAGAGAAAAACTTACTTTTATAAAGCTATCGTCTACTACTTTGGTATCTGTGCTCGGAGTTATTAGCCTTGCTCTATATACCCCATTTTTGTGAAGCGTAGAATATACGTAGCTTAAATTTAGATCTTCGCCGATAGAAAGAGAGTTTTTTGAGGCCTTGATTTCTTTATCTATACTATCTTGCAAAAACATATCGGTTAGTTCCAGCTCGGCCCTAACCTCTATATTTTTTATCGTAGCGTTTTCTACTATAACCGTATCGGTTAGCGGGCGAACCTTTTCGCCGCTTAGATAATCCGCTACGCTTTGCCTGGTCTCTTCGCTCATATCGCTAGTTTTTAGGTATACCTTTACTATGCCCGGTCCCCCGTTTAGCACGCTGGCTTCTTCTACCTTTGCGTTTGCCGAAAGAGCGTGATATATATAGGCTTTTTTGCTTCCCGCGGTCGAAAACCTCTCCAAAGATAGCACTGCACGCTCTCTTAGCCTATCATCGCTTTCACGCTCGGCTCCGCCCTCACACCCCCTTCGCTGTTT